GTATGAAAAAGTAAACCCATGCCATCCAGATAAAATTGCGGATCGAATTGCAGGTGCAATTGTTGACCTTGCATATAAGAATGATACAAATCCGAGAATTGCAGTTGAAGTTTTGATTGGTCATGGTAAATGTCACGTTATTGCTGAAACATCTACGCAACTTAACGTGACTGAAGTTAATTCAATCATTGAGAGAATTGCAGGAAATGTTGACATAGACTATGTAGAGGTTCCGCAAGATATACACCTAGCTGAAAACCAGAAAGGCACAATTAGATGCGGGGATAATGGTATCTTCAAAGGAGTGCCACTAACAATTGAACAAAAGAAGTTATCAAGCATTGCCAGAGAGTTGTTTGATAAGTATGGCAGTGATGGCAAATATATCCTTGATGGAACAAGACTTATTATTTGTCAAAGTAATGCAAATTCTGAAGAGTTGAGAAGAATCTATCCTGATGCAGATATTAATCCTATTGGGGATTGGACTGGTGGTACTGATGTTGACTCAGGTGCTACCAATAGAAAACTAGGTTCTGATATGGCAGATTCTGTTACTGGTGGTGGGCTTCATGGTAAAGACTTATCTAAAGCAGACGTTAGTTTGAATGTGTATTGTTTCTTAAAAGCACAAGAAACAGGATCACCGATCGAACTCTCATGTGCAATAGGCGATGAGGTTATTGATGGGAGACCTTATTCAGAGATAGTTGAGATCGCACGTGAGTTTATAAGTGATCTTGGTGGATTTGAGAAATTTGCAGAATGGGGATTAGTATAATGGCGAAGACATCAGTAAAGGAATTCAAACTAGTTAATGTTGAGCTTTTAGTGCCATACGCTAACAATGCGAGAACCCATTCAAAAGATCAGATTAAGAAGCTTCAATCATCCCTTAGAGAGTTTGGTTTTATTAATCCTTTGATTATTGATAGGGAATATAACGTACTAGCTGGACATGGTAGACTTTCAGCAGCCAAAGCTGAAGGTTATAAAGAGGTACCATGTGTATTTGTTGAGGACTTATCAGAAGCTCAGAAGAAAGCATACATTATAGCTGATAACAGAATGGCTCTTGATGCTGGCTGGGATGAAGAACTATTAGCAGTAGAACTTGAAGGATTATCTGATTTAGGTTTTGATTTATCGCTTACTGGTTTTGATGAAAAGGAACTATCTAACCTATTCAAAAGCGATGAAGCAGAAATAGAAGATGACGATTACGATTTAACTGAAGCCTTAGAAAAAGCAGCATTTGTAGAATATGGAGATCGCTGGATTGTTGGACGCCATGTTTTAGTTTGCGGTGATGCTACTAATCCAGATGATGTCAACAAACTCATGGATGGTAAAAGAGCAAACTTGCTTCTGACCGATCCGCCTTACGGAGTTTCTTTCACAAGTTCAAGTGGTTTAAAAATTAAGAATGACTCACTTAAGAATGAGGAGTTCTATCAGTTTTTACTAAAGGCATTTAAGAACATGGTTGATCACTGCGAGCCTGGTGCATCGGCTTATTGTTTTCATGCAGATACAGAAGGCTTGAACTTTAGAACAGCATTTCATGATGCAGGGTTACATTTGGCTGGATGTTGCATTTGGGTTAAAGACTCACTTGTACTTGGAAGATCCGACTATCAATGGCAACACGAGCCCATTCTTTATGGTTTCTTACAAAATGGAAAACATTCATGGTATTCTAATCGTAAACAAACTACGATATGGAATTTCAAAAAGCCAAAAAGAAATGAAAATCATCCGACAAGTAAACCATTAGATTTATTATCTTATCCATTACAAAATTCAAGTCAAGAAAATGCTATTGTATTAGATACATTTGGAGGAAGTGGTTCAACATTAATGGCTTGTGAGTTTTCCAATAGAATATGTTATACAATGGAACTTGATGAAAAATATGCATCAGTTATCCTAAGGCGATATGTAGACAATACAAAAGATAATGATAATGTTTATTGCATCAGAGAAGGTAAGAAAACTCTTTACAATGAAATAGTAAAAAAAGTTGAATCTAATCCTGACCATGCAAAATAAATATTAATAAATAACTTGATAATTAACCCTTTTTGAGTGATATATATAGTACCCATAAAGGAGGTTAGAAATATGGCAGTAAAAACAGTAGAAGAGCTGAAACGAGAATTAAAAGAAATGTGTGAAAAAACAGACACTAGAATTTCTGGTATGGAGTATCTTATCAAGTATTACATGGAATCACTACATTGGACAGAAATTGAATCCATTACCTATGCAATAGGTTTATTCAAGAATGGAACAATACAACAAATTAAATTCATTGGCAAGGATGGTGAAGTTTTATGAAAGTAAACTTTATTAGAAAACCTACTCCAGAAGAAATGTTGCCATCTGATGAATTTATCATTATGAAAGAAATTATTGTGGATGAGGTTAGCTTTTCAAAATTTATCAATAATCCACTAGATGATCATGATTTTATTGATAAAAACAGTGATTTGATGTATTACGATTTCAAGCAAAATATCACAAAGTGTATTTTACTAAAATGTACTAATAAGGATTATGGTTTCTTGATTAATTCTGAAGGGTCAAGTTATGGAAGATATGTAGCATACATTCCATTAGCACTAATCACTAAAGATTTATATTTTCCAAATACTGAAAAATATCAAAAAGGTGAATTAAAATGATGATAAACGAAATACAATTACAAAAACTTAAAGCAAAATATCCAGTTGGTACTAGAATTAAGTTAGTTAAAATGGATGACATACAATCACCACCACCAGGAACACTTGGCACAGTTATTGGTGTAGATGACATTGGATCTCTTTTGGTAAGATGGGATAATGGTAGCAGTTTGAATCTACTACCAGAACTTGATCATTTTAGAAAGCTTGACACCTATGACTGATAAAATCAAAGAACAAATTCTCAAAATAAGAGATACGGGTCGAACAAATATGTTTGATATTGCTATGGTTCAAAGAATTGCATATGAACTCGATTTCTATGAACTAGTTGAGTATTTGATAGCAAACAAAGCAGAATACACACATTTCATATTAACAGGCAAATAACATAAAAAGCCTGTAATGATAAGAGTCACTTAAGTAAGTGGCTTTTTATTTGCTCAATATGGAGGTGGAGGCATTGAGAAAACTTAAACATTATAGGCCCACAAAGTTCAAAGCCAAGACTTCCAAGTATAACAAAGAAATGGCAGACCATGCCGTCAATTTCATTCAATGTTTAAAGCATACAGACGGAATATGGCATGGAAAACCTTTTGAGTTAATAGACTGGCAAGAACAAATAATAAGGGATGTATTTGGAATTCTAAAACAAAACGGATATAGACAGTTTAATACAGCATACATCGAAATACCAAAGAAACAAGGAAAGAGTGAACTTGCAGCAGCGGTTGCTCTTTTACTTACTTGTGGTGACTTTGAAGAAGGAGCTCAAGTATATGGATGTGCTGCTGATAGAAACCAAGCAAAGATTGTATTTAACGTTGCAAAGAAAATGGTCGTGCTTAATAAGTACTTAAAAAAAGCAGTAAAGATTTCTGAATCAAAAAACAGAATTGAATACAAGAATAGTTTTTATCAGGTTCTTTCTGCAGAAGCTTACTCAAAGCATGGATTCAATATACATGGTGTTGTGTTTGATGAACTTCATGCTCAACCAAACAGAAAATTATACGATGTTATGACAAAGGGTTCTGGTGATGCCAGAAAGCAGCCTTTGTTTTTTCTTATTACTACAGCTGGTGATGATACAAACTCTATCTGTTATGAAGTACATCAAAAGGCAAAGGATATCTTGGAAGGAAGAAAGATTGATCCTACATTTTATCCAGTGATTTATGGTGCAGAGCAAGATGATGATTGGACTGATCCTGAAGTTTGGAAAAAGGCTAATCCTAGTCTAGGAGTGACAGTAGACATTGAAAAAGTAAGAGCAGCTTGTGAATCTGCAAAGCAAATGCCAAGCGAAGAGAATTCCTTCAGGCAACTCAGACTAAATCAATGGGTAAAACAAGAAAAACGCTGGATGCCCATGCGAAAGTATGATGATTGCTATGTTAATTTTAATCCAGAAGATCTGGAAGGACGTGTATGTTATGGTGGACTTGACCTATCGTCTTCAATGGATATAACAGCTTTTGTGCTAGTATTTCCGCCACTTGAAAATGAGGATAAGTATCACGTGTTACCTTACTTTTGGATACCTGAAGATAACATGAAACAAAGAGTAAGTCGTGACCATGTTCCATATGACTTATGGTCTCAACAAGGCTATTTAAAAACAACAGAAGGAAATGTAATCCATTATGGTTATATTGAAACTTTTATTGAGGAACTTGGAAAAAAATACAACATCAAAGAGATTGCTTTTGACCGATGGGGAGCAGTTCAAATGACACAAAACTTAGAGAACATGGGTTTTACTGTTGTTCCCTTTGGACAGGGCTTTAAGGATATGAGTCCTCCTACTAAAGAACTCATGAATTTAGTAGTTGGCAAACGAATTGCACATAATGGTAATCCAGTTCTTCATTGGATGATGGATAATATTACGATCAGAGAAGATCCAGCTGGAAACATTAAGATGGATAAATCTAAATCAGTAGAAAAAATCGATGGAGCTGTAGCAACGGTTATGGCACTTGATAGGGCATTAAGAAATGAAGGCACTTCTAATGAATCTGTATATGATTCAAGAGGTATCTTATTTATTTAAGGAGTGATAGATATGGGAATATTTAAAGGTGTTTTTAGGTCAAGAGATAAACCTGAAAA